GTTGGTGACGATCTCCTTGAACGCGGTCGGGGCGGCGGCGACGAACTTCTCGAACGCGGCGAGGCCTTCGACGGTCGAACAGGTGGCGAGGTAGAAGTCCTTCGACGCCGGCGCGACCTTGCCCGCCTTGACCGCGCCCTCGATCGCCGCCGCGACCTTGGCTTCGTGCGCGGCCTTGGCGTCGGCGGCGAGCTTGCTCTCGGCGGCCGAGGCGCGGTTGAGCGCGAGCTCGTAATCGGCGCGCGGCACGAACTTGGCGAGGTCCGGATGCGCCTGCGCGTTGAGCGCGGTCGCGGTTTTGAGCGCGCCGATCGCCGTGACGATCTCGGGCGAGGTCGCGGTCTCGGCGAGGCCGAGCGCGGCGGCGATGTCTTTCAGCATGGAGGACTCCTGCGCGTTGAGGGCGGTCATGACGAAGTTCGGCCGGTTGACCAGGCTCGCGCCGATCAGCGCCTGGACCGAGCCGTCGGCCGGCGAATAGGTGAAGGCGGGCGAGAGGTAGCGGTATTCGTGCGCGGCGATCGCCGCTTTGGCGCGAGGGGTCCAGTCGACGCGGCCCCAGACCGCGCCCTCGCGCACTTCGAGTTTTTCGACCCAGCCGGCGGCGGGCGCTTCATGGCCGGCGACCGCGAGTTTGTCCTGGGAGTGCTCGTAGTCGACGACGAACGGCGGCGCGAATTGAGCAACTAGGCGGTCTACATCGTTCAGCCTCCACGAGCGGCCGTCGCGCCCCTGCAGGGCGGGGCCGGGCGGCAGCAACTGCGCCCACTCCGGCGCGCCGCCCTCGGCGGAGAGCGCGAGCGCGACGCCGGCGCCGCTGTTGGGCGGCAGGCGAAGCGGGGGGGTTGCGGTTTTTGCGGTCACGTGGCTAATTGGCCGAACGGACCGCCGCGCCGCTTTGGTGAAACCTTTCACCCCCCCCCTCGCCGGCGCCCGCCGCCCCTTTCCGCAAAAAAAATTTTCACCGTCCCCGACGCCCCGCCGCCAGGATCGACGTTAAAAGGCCGTTTTAAAGCGTGGGCGGCAAAGTCGGGGTCGGCGCCTACGTCGGCATAGGCGACCGGCCGAGGGCGCTCCTGGGGCGTTTTTAAGCGGCCGCCGCTTCCGGTTTGAAACCGCCGCGCCGTCGGCGTAGGATGCGCCCGGGTCGAGTCAGACGTAGAGCTGGGCTTTTGCCCGCGGGGAGGTTACGCGCCCCCGACCCTTCAGCCCCCTTCGCGAAGGGTGCGCCCCCTCCGCCGCAGCGCCTCGACGCGCCCGGCGCGGATGCGATAGAGGCTCTTCAAATAGAGTTCGCCCGGCGCCGACTCGGCGCGCCGGATCACCGCCTGCCAGGCGCTCCCGTCGATGACGCCGACCAGCAGCAGGTCGCGCTCGCCCTCCAGGATCGCTTCGCCGCCGTCGATCAGCCTCTGGACGATCGCGTAATCCTTCGCCGCGATCGAAGGCGCGCCGGCCGCGTCGAGCCGCTTGGCGAGCTGCTTGGTCGCGTCGGCGACCGAAAGCATCACCGCGCGCGCGTGGCCCCCGATCGCGGCCGCGAGGTCGGCGCCGAGCGCCGCGAACGGCACGGCGATGCGGCCGCGCGAGATCATCGCCGGATCGCGCGAATTCGGATCGAAGCGGACCTCGCCAGAGGCGATGCGCTTCATCAGCCAGGAATCGGCGAGGTCGGCGACCGCCGCGGCGCGCGCCTCCTCGCTCATCGCGTCGATCCGGCCGGCGATGAACTTCGCCGCGTTCTCGCTTCGCGTCAGGCCGGGGTTCTGCCCCCAGCCCGGATCGATGCCGACGGGGACGTCGACGACTTCGCCGGTGCGCTTGTTGACGTAGGGCGCGGTTCCGAAGTCGGCCGGCTCGTCGGGATCGTCGGCGACGTAGCCGGCCCGCTCGGCCTCGTCGTCGGAGAGCTGGCGCACCCGGCATTTGCAGCCCCAGCCGTTGGGCGGGTAGTGGGTTCGCCACCACGCGTCGTCGACCGGCAGCGTCACGCCGACCCAGGCGAGATGCTGCGGCCGCGGGTGCTCCGACAGCGTATGGAGATATTGCAGGAAGGGCAGCACCCTTTTCGTGCGCTCGATCCGCTCCCATTCGCCCGCCGCATAGGCGGAATTGACGTTGGCCCAGTAGATCGTCTGCAGCCGCCGCGGCGAGCCGAGCTGGACGACGCGCTCTTCGCCGCTTGCAGGGTCGACCTGGAGCGCCTTGCCCCACCAGCCCTTGGCCTTCAGCGTCGGCTCGAGTCCTTTGGCGAACTCGCCGAAGTCCTGGCGTTCGCGGATCGCCTTCGACAATGCGTCCTTGACGTCGCCGAGGATGTCGTAGCCGGCGCTCTTGGCGACGGTGAACGCGGTCGCGTGCTCGTCGAAGGAGAAGTCGCGCCAGTCGAAGCTCGGCTTGATCGCCTTGGCGTCGAAGTAGCGCTGCACTTCGGCGGGCGGATGGTCGAAGGCGTGCGTCTCGGCGGCGTCGGCCATCGGCTCACGCCTTGCCGAGGCCGAGATCGCCCAGAGCCCGCGCTTTCAGGCCGGCGGCCGCCAGGCGCCTGGCGAGCGGATCGGCGTCGATCTCGGCGGCGAGCTTGTCGAGCGCCGCCTGAAACTCTTCGTAGGAGCGCGCCGCCTTCGCCGCGGCGAGCACCTTGGCGACGATGGGCGAGATCTGCGGCGCCCAGTCCTCGGCCCCGGCCGCGGCGATGTCCTCGACCTCTTCGAGCGCGACCTTCGAGCCGCCGTCCTCGGCGTTGAGCGCGAGCGGCGCGGCGCGGTTCCAGGCGCGGTCGAGCTGGGCGGGGTTGAGCGGCTTCTGGGTGCCCTTGTCGGCGGCCGGCGCGGCGAGCAGCTCCTCGTCGGCATCGGGCTCGCCGAAGCCGATCTTCTCGCGCGCCTCGCGCATCGAAACCTTCAGGCCGAGCGGCACCAGCACGCCGAGCGAATTGGTGAGAGCCGCGACGTCCTCGGGCTCGGCGACGGGGAAGATCGCGTAAGGCTTGATCGCGTCGGCGCCGAAGTTGAGTTCGCAGAACGGCCCGACGAGGTCGCGGTTGATCGTCGCGGCGACCTGGTCGGCGTCGTCCTCCTTGATGTCGGCGCGCACGAGGTTGTGGATCTTCGCCTGCGCCAGGCCGCCGGCGTGGCCGTCGGTCGACATCGTCTGGCCGAGCACCACCTTGGACAATTGCTCGTCCATGAAACGGGCCATGTTCTCGAACGGCTTGTCGGCGAAGCCCTTGGCTTCGATGAACTCGATCGCCATGCTCTCGGGGATGATCGCCGCCGCGTCGACCGCGATCTGCGACACCGCGGTGAGGAGCTTGCGCCGATCCTCGGCCGTCGCCGCCGGATGATACTTGCCGACCCTTATCGGCATGCCGAAGACGTCGAGGAACGCCATCCAGTCTTTCAAGGTGTAGGTCTTGAACATCCACGCCCAGGCGGCGAGGCGGGCGAAGCCGCCGCGGATGGGGATGCCCGATTTGAGCTTCGGCGCATGGACGATGAACTTCGCCGGCGGCAGCGCGACGCCGTCGATCGTGCCGAGCACGGCCAGGCGCAGCTCCGAGCGCGAGACGAAGTCGAAGGTGAAGTATTTCGGGTCGCGCCACTTGTAGGCGGCCGGGCGCCACATCCCGTCCTTCTCGCCCCAGACGATCTCGATCGCCGAATAGCCCTTGCCGAACGCGTCGGTGAGGTCGCGCATCATGTCGCGGAACTGCGGCTCGCCCAAGAGGTCGCGCACCGCGTCGGCTATTCTTTTGTCGACCCGCTTTTCGCTCGACGGCTCGACGACGGCGCGCAGCGAAGAGATCGCGCGCTTGCGGGTCGAGAGCACCGAATTGTAGTGCGCGTCGCGCTCCTCCATCTCCTCGGCCAGCTCGAGGAAATAGCGATGGTCGCCGCGGATGGAATTCCTCAGGATCGTCGCCATCCGCTCCGGCGTCAGGCCGGAGGCGATCGACTGGTCCCAGAACGCGCGCACGCCGATCAGCTCGGGGCGGGCGATCTCTTCCTTGAGGACCGCGCGCTCCTGCAACGCGAGATATTTGCGCGCGTCCTGGCCGTCCGGCCCGAGCACCGGCGAGGGGCCGTGCATGCCGGTCTGGTTTTCCTCGGCGATCATGGCGCGGGGCGTCGTCGTCGGGGTCAGCATGGCCAAGCTCCATAATCGGCGATGAAGGCCGCCGGGTCGAGCCCGGCGGCGCCCAGACCGCTGGCGAAGCCGAGCACGTAATCGGCGCCGGCGGCGCTGTTGCATTTCGGGCAATACCAGCTCGGCGGTTCGACGCCGACGCGGACGAACCAGTGCGTGAGGCAGGCGCCGCGCCGCGCCCGCTCCTCGCGTTCGAGCCGCAGCTGCTCGCGCGCCTCGGCGCCCGAGATCATCGCCTTGAAGCGCATGAGTCGGCGCATCACC